GACGGCGTATTGGATAAATCATATATGGTTGATTGGTTAGAATTTGAAAACACATTGTTATTAACGAACGAAATCGGTTTACAAAAAATACCTACCAAAATATTCCAAATCATAGACACAACCACTTGGGGAAAAAAATAAAAAAAAGCTTGACATTGTCATAAATCTTTACTATATTATAGTGTAAGTTTTTTGATAATTGATGTAGGAAAAAAAAGTTGAGAAAAAGCTTGACTTTTTCATTTTTTATTCTTATATTATTATGTAAGTTATTTGACAATTAGGTAGTAAATTCATCACGAAAATCTTATCGTGTCCAAGAAGGGCGATGTTAACGGCGGTAAGACAGGTGGTTAGGTAAACAAACAAACAGAATCACTTTGGAAGCATTGTGTGGTTTGTTCCGATATGCCGGAAGCACAAACATCAGATTAGATACTGGTCTTGGAAACTTGACTTGGAGTCTGGTGGCGAAAAACAATAATCTGGGTATCAAGGGGTGGTGAGAAAAGAAGCTCGTGGGAGAAACTCAGTTAGCTCATAATGACTTGTTATGACCTAAAGAGTGAGGCCTTGAGATGTTTACTACCTTTGTTAAAAAAAAATTAAAAAAAATCTCATTTTGGGATTTTTGTTTTATATATATAAATATACTAAGTTAGTTTAGTATTAGTTTTTTGACAATTGGAATTGGAAAGTAGAAATATCGACGGATATTTCTATGGGATTGGCAGAATAATAGGTATACATTTGAAGCCTATAATGCAGTCTAAGACAAAGTTGTGGTGACTTGATAGTTGGAAAATATTTTAACTATCTATATCGACAGATATTGTCTAATGTATTTCCGTAAAAAACATAAGAAGATGATTCTTATGACTCTATTGTAGGTAAGGGTAAAACTGAAATCCTACTTAATGGCTGAATAATCTACACTTGGAGAGATAAAGCATTTATATAGAAGTTGTATTCACATCAATGAGGAATAACCACCTTGAGATGAACTATCGTAACTGATAGATATAAAGTTTAGAGTTAAAATAAATCCAAGACGGAAATTGTGAGTAATCATTAATCTCGCATCCCCAACATATTCCAAAAATTTAAAGCCCCAACGATTTTTAGTTTCCACCTTTTATACAAACTTTAAAAACAATGGGGCTTTTTTTAAAATAAATTACATTTTTCCCAATAAGGTTTATATTTATATATGTAATAAAGGTTTCACTCACTATAAGTGAATATTAACAAATGACAAATAATAAATAGGAGATACAAAATGGACTTAAACGCAATTCGCAAACGTCTCGGTCAATTACAGACCACAAACAATCGCACATCAAGTTTATGGAAACCACAACCAGGTAAAACCCAAATTCGTGTAGTGCCTTATGAATTCAATAAAGACAATCCTTTCATTGAATTATTCTTCCACTATAATCTGAACAATCGTTCTTATTTATCACCAATCAGTTTTGGTCGTCCAGACCCAATTGAAGAGTTCGCACAAAAACTCAAATCAAGTGGTAATAAAGAAGATTATCAATTATCTAAAAAACTTGAAGCAAAGATGAGAACCTTTGCGCCAGTTATTGTTAGAGGTGAAGAAGCTCAAGGTGTTAGATTTTGGGGATTTGGTAAAACGGTTTACCAAGAACTTCTTTCAATCATCGCTGACCCTGATTACGGCGACATCACAGACCCAGTAAATGGTAGAGATGTTGTTGTTGAATTTATTTCAGCAGAGGAAAGTGGCGCTAGTTTTCCTACAACAAAGATTAGAGTAAAACCTAATCAAACACCTATTTCAGATGACCCAACTATACTTGAAAAAGTAAAGTCATCTCAAAAGGATATTCGTGACATCTATCAAGAACAATCTTATGATGACTTGACTAATGTATTGAACGAATGGTTAAACCCAAGTGAAGATTCTTCAACAGAATCAACACCGCAACAGGCAACTGAAACTTCTACTATGGAAAATAAAAAAGTAAAAGACACTTCAGAAGCATTTGACGAACTATTCAATTCATAAATTAGGAGACTACTATGTCAGTAAATGATGTATTGGCTAATACATTAGCCGACTCTTTGAATAAAAAATTCAAAGACACGAACAAAGTAGCATATTTCTTAGACGGAAGCGATGCCACACCAACAGATATTAAGGACTTCATCTCAACAGGTAGTTCTACGTTGGACTTGGCTATATCTAATAGACCTGAAGGTGGTATCGCAGTCGGTCGTATAACAGAAATCAATGGTTTAGAATCAAGTGGTAAATCACTACTTGGTGCTCACATACTTGCAGAAACTCAAAAGAAAGGTGGAGTAGCAGTTTATATCGATACTGAAACTTCAGTCAGTCAAGAGTTTATGGAAGTTATCGGATTAGACTTAGGTAAAATGTTATACTTACATTTAGAAACCGTAGAAGAAATCTTTGAAGCTATTGAAGAAATCGTAACCAAAGTTAGAGAATCAGATAAAGATAGATGTGTAACAATCTTAGTTGATTCATTAGCAGCAGCTTCAACAAAAGTTGAAATGGATGCGGACTTCGATAAAGACGGATACGCTACATCAAAAGCAATTATCATATCAAAAGCAATGAGAAAAATCACTCAACTTATCGGTAGAGAGAAAGTAGCATTGGTATTTACTAATCAATTAAGACAAAAACTCGGAGTAATGTTTGGAGACCCTTGGACAACAAGTGGTGGTAAAGCATTACCATTTCACGCCTCTACTCGTATTCGTTTGAAGAATATGGGTCAAATCAAAGACACAGGTAAAAATGTGTTAGGTATGAAGTGTAGAGCACAGATTGTCAAGAACAGATTAGGTCCACCTTTGAGACACGCAGACTACGATATGTATTTTGATAGAGGTATTGATAACTATGGTGGTTGGTTAAGTGTAATGAAAGAACACAAACTTGTTAAAGTGGGTGGTTCTTGGTATACACTTGTGGACCACAATGGCGAAGAAATCAAATTCCAATCAAAAGATTGGGAAGATTTAATTACCGAAAATGATGAACTAAGAGACTATGTGTATAAACTCATTTGTGATAAGGTTATATTACAATACCAAGAAAAAAGAGGTATTGATGATGTGGAATTCACAGACGAGGTAATTGGTGACTAACCAAAGATACATATCGATTTTAGACGAAATCAAAAAATCTGGCGGCGATTTAGATATGGGAAAACCTAATGACTCGGTTTTATTGATTGACGGTATGAATACATTTATACGAGTGTTTTCTGCCATACCAACTACTAACGAGGACGGAATCCACGTTGGTGGAATAGTTGGTTTTTTAAGGTCATTAGCTTTCAATATAAATATGATTAGACCTACTCGAACTATCATAGTGTTTGATGGTAAAGGTGGGTCTAACCGCCGTAGGAAGATATTCCCAAAATATAAAATGGGTAGGAAAATGTCGCATCGTCTAAATCGTGCTCACGACTTTTTAACTCGTGAAGAGGAACAAAAGATGATGATACGACAACTCAATCGTGTTGTTGAATACTTAGAGTGTTTGCCAGTATCAATTATGAATATGGAAAATTGTGAGGCAGATGATGTGATTGGTTATCTATCCAAACATATTTATAAAGATAGTAAAACTACTATCGTTTCAACAGACAAAGATTTTTTACAATTAGTAGATAAAACCACAAACGTATATTCACCAACAAAGAAAAAAATGTATGATGAGGATAAAGTGTTTGAAGAATATGGAATACACCCAAAGAACTTTTTATTATTCAGAATGTTTGACGGAGACAAATCAGACGGAATACCAGGTGTTAATGGTATTGGAATGAAAACTTTAATCAAGTTATTTCCATTTATGAAAACAAAAGACAAATACACATTAGACGATATATACAGAAGTGCCGAAACACAGAAAGTTCCGTTGTGTGAAAAAGTATTACAATCAAAAGATTTATTGGATATGAATAAACGACTAATGGACTTAGAGGACGGAATCATATCAGGACAACAAAAATTAAAAATTAAAGAAATAGTAGAACGACCAATACAAAGATTAATTAAACATAGATTTCAAACTATGTTCTTAGAGGACAAAATGTATACCGCATTACCTAATTTAAATAGTTGGTTAGCGACTACATTTAACAGAATGAACCATATAGCAGAGGAAACACACAAATGAAAAGACAATTAATACACGGAGATAGTGTTAAAGAACTAAAAAAGTTTGATGATAATTCAGT